ACAGGTAAGTTTGCTTACTTTGCACAAGCTAGAAATAACAACACTGCAATTAGAGAATACTTTGCAGATGATGATACATTAACAAATGATGGATTAGACATTACAGTTTCAGTACAAAGTTTAATACCTACTAACGCATATCAAATAGTTAGTAACACAACAGAAGATACTTTAGTTGTACTAACATCTGATACAGCAGATTCACAGACTGCACCTTACACTTCAGGTACAGCCGTAGCTCCTACTAATGCAGATACCATGTTTGTATATAAATATTTCTTTGACAGAGGAGAGAAAGTACAAACAGCATGGGCTAAATGGGAATTTACTGGTGTTAAAATATTAGGTGTAAAAAGTTTAGAAAGTTTCTTGTACGTTATGGCGGCAGAAGGAACAAATACAAAATTATTTAAAATTGATTTAAGAAATCTAAAAGACACAACATTAGGACATGGTGTTTATTTAGATATGAAAACTTCAGTTACAGGTACGTATGACAGTGCAACAAACTTAACTACGTTTACGTCACCGTATGGAGCAAGAACAGGATTAATAGCAGTAGATAGAACAAATGGTGCTAATTATACAGCCACAAATACAACAGGCTCTACATATACTATATCAGGAAATCATACTTCTTTATTTATAGGTGTACCATATTCTTCTGTTTACAGATTGTCTACACAATATGTCAGAGAAAATACTGGCAGAGGATTGGTAGCAGTAACTTCAGGAAGATACCAGATTAGAAACATCTCATTTAACTTTGAGAATAGTGGTTTCTTTCAAGTAGAAGTAACACCTAACAATAGAGATAAGTCTACAACTATAATGAATGGTTATGTTATAGGTACGTCTTCTTCTCTTGTAGGACAACCTGCTATTAGTTCAGGAACATTAAGAGTTCCAGTGCAATGTAGAAACACAGAATATGTCATGGATATAAAAAGCGATTCTCATTTACCAGTGTATATAGCTGATGCTGAGATTGAAGGTTATTACCATGCACGTTCAAGAAGGATTTAATGGTTAAAGAAAATTATGTACGTAAAGCTATATTAGCAGATGCGTTGGAGTTATCTCCTAAAATTAGAAAAGGTGATAGAGAAGAGATTATGGCTTCTGATGGACACAGTCCGTTAAGAGCTTTAGTTACACCTTTTACTTATGATAATGCAAAAATATACAGCATTATAGGCACAGAAAAAGAAGGCGTTATAGGAATGTTTGGCAGTAATCCTACACAACTACCTGAATATGGTGTTGCGTGGTTATTGTCTAGTGAAGATTTATTTAAACATACTAAACAATTTTTAAAAGAGTGTCCGTATTGGGTAGCACAAATGAGTCAAGGCTACGAATACATATACAATTTTGTAGATAAACGAAATTGGAAAAGTTTAAAATGGTTACAGTTTTTAGGATTTGAACCTAAAGAAGAAATAAACGATTATGGTATTGGTAAAATGCCATTTTTATTAATGATGAAAGAGGTAAAAAAAATAGATGTGCGGAGTACCACAAGCCCAACTAGCATTGACAGCAATTAGTGCTGTTGGTCAAGTACAAGAATACAGAGAACAAAAAGCTCTAGCCGCTAGTAAACGTGCTTCTCAAAATCAAACACGAATAAATGCTAACATAGCATATATGCGTGACATTAATAAAATAGACCAAGAAAAAGTACAAGCTGACCAAGAAAAAGCAGTAGCAGAATTTAAAACAAAACAAGAATCTAAAAAGAAACTAGCACAAGCACTTAACTTAAATGCAGGTAATAGTGTAGCTATAGTTCAAGACATAGGTTCTTTATATAATGATGAATACACTGAAATTATGAGAGATTACAAAGGTGACATGATTACATTAGCAGGGCAAACAACTGATGCTTATGCAAACATGGCTAAAGTGTATAACAGTTTAGAACCAGTAGTAGAGCCTAGTAGAACAGGATTGTTATTAGGTTTAGCTACAACTGGTGCACAAGGATATATAAACTACGATACAGCAAAGGCGGCTAAGAAAATAACATAATGGCAAAATATAAATCAAGAATAAAAAATAAATACATGGGCTCTGGCTTTGAGGGCTATGTGTCTTCAGCAAGAACAACTGAAGGATTAGAGTTAGCTAAAAAATTACAAGAAAGTGCTCTTACAGGTCAAAAATTATTAAATGTAAAAATAGACCAAGATAAAGATGAAGCTATAGAAAAAGTACAATCTTTGTATGCTTCTGGTAAAAGCATGGAAGAAATACAAACAGAAATACTTGCAGGTAAACACCCAGATTTAACAGGTAAATTTATAGAAAAAACTACACAGTTTCATTTAGGTAAAGTAAAAGCGGCAGAAACTATTAAAAATATAGAAGCTAACAAAAACGAGTATGATTTTGAAAATAATAATTTAAACACATTTTACGAAAAGTTTTTACCAAATTTTGATGAAGCAGACAATTCATATACCGCAGGTTTTGCTTCTGTATTTAATACTTATAAAGCAGATGAAGCTGTAAAAGATGCAGAAGTTAGAAGTGCATTTGCTTCTAAGAAAAAAATAGAAGAAGGTCAAGTACAGTTGTCTATTATACCAGATGAAAATTTAGAATCAGATTATATTAATACTTGGAAAGCGTTAAATATAGATGTACCTAACACTAACGGTGGAAGTAAACCTAATAAATTATATACTAACAAAGAATTACAATCTGTAATTATAGCTGATGTAGAATCTATTATTGATACTGCAACAACTATGGAAGAAATAGAACGAGCAGAAACTATTATGAATTTAAACATGGGTACTGGTCAAGATGGTACAGATTTAGGAACATTAAATGATAGAAAATCTACAGAAGTCAATGCTCTTAAAGCTAAATTAGTTGCTAAGAAAAGAGCTGTATTACAACAAACTAGACAAGATGAAGCATATTTAAAAGGTAAAAAAGTAGAAGAAATATTTACTAAAGCTCTGACACCTAATGATGATGGTACAAAAAAATCTAAAATACAATTACAAGAAATACAAAAAGAATTAATACAATTTGGTGATTTACAACTTATTGCAACATTTACAGATTTCTTTAACAAGAACAGAACAGTAAACAATGACCCTGCTGTTAGTTCACAATTTATGATAGATATTGTAAAAGGTGAGTTTGAATCTTATGATGAAATGATAACAGAAATGTTAGCTAGAGGTATACCTGAGTCAGAATTAGGTACAGCTAATATTAGATGGAATCAATATACTAAAGGTAGAGACGAAGGTTCTAGTCCTATATTTACAAGTAATGCGAATTATAAAGATAATGTAACTAAAGTATTAAAAGCAGTAGAAGAATCATTTAAACCTGATGTTAGTGGTTTACCTAATCCTAATGCTAAGTTTGCTACATTTATTGCAAACAATTTTATTGAAAATGAAATATTAGATTACGAGGACAGGTTTGAAAAAGAAAATGGTAGAAAACCTACTAATGCAGAACGTAGAGTATTTATTATGGATTTAGGTAAATATGTTATTGAAACATACAAATCAGATAACGTACCACAACCAGAAACTTTAATACCATTTGAAGAAGCAAAAGAAAAGAAAGAACAAGAAGAGTTTGAAAAGCAAGAGTACGAAACTAATACAGCTAAGAGTATTCAAACTAATATAGAAAATGTAGATAACATTACACAACTTGTTAAACAAGGTGTTGAAAACTTTACACCATACGAATCAACTATTGGTGATAAAATAAATGTATTTAGAGATGAAGAAGCAGAAGATAGAGATAGACAAATTGATAATTTAGTAAATACAATTCTTCCTCAAGCCTTTTCAGGTATAGAGCTTAATGATAGATTTATGAAATATCTAATGGATAATAATGTAGATATAGATGCTATTCTAACACCTATTGCAGAAGCTATTGGTAAAGATAATAATTACGTATTACAAAGATTAAAAATCTTAACATCTCAAGGAAACTAATAAATGACAGATTATAGTATTTTAAAAGAAGCAGAATCTAATGAAAACCAAGAAATAACAATCTTTGGTAATACAGTTAATCTACAAGAAGAAGAAGAAAAAAGATTAAAAAAAGCAAAAGATGCTGAGTCTGCACTGGAAGAAATACAAACAGAAAAATTTTATAATACTCTTAGGTCATACTATGGTTATAGAGAAGGTCAAGAAGATAAATTTAATAACATGTCTCATGCAGATTTGTTAGAATATTTTTATGAAGATAGGTCATGGAGAAACAATAACTCTGTGTCTATGGGTATGGACATGGCAAATTCTATGACTGACAGTGCTGATAGACTACAACAGTTTTCATACATACAACAAACTTACGAACAACTACCTTCATTTTGGAATGACCCTAATAGAAGTTTTGGTGACTGGTTAATAGATAATGGCGGTGCTATGATACTTGACCCAGTTAATTTAATTGGAGTTGGTATTGGTGGTCAAGCCGCAAAACAAGCATATAAACAAGCATTAAAAGAAGCATTAAAAGGTAAGATAGCAAAAGAAGTATCTAAGAAAGTTATACAACAAGCACAAAAAGAAGCACAACAAGCGGCTATGGGAAAAGCTATTAAGAAAGGTGCATTGTATGAAGGTTTTATTGGTGCAGGTATTGCAACAGGTCAAGATGCTATGTTACAAAACACTGCAATAAACACAGGTGTGCAAGATGAGTTGTCATTAAAACAACTAGCATTTTCTACTGCGGCAGGTTTTGGATTTGGTACAGTATTTGGTGGTGCATTTTCTTATGGTGGATTTAAACTAACTAACAGACAATTAAAAAATACATCTATTAAAAACTTAGAAGATTTACATAACTACGGTAGAAGTACAATTACAGGTAAAAGATTGTTTGCAGATTTGTCTACTAAAAAAGATAAAAAATCATATTACAAAAATTTAACTGATGCAGAGATTGATGATATTGAATACAGAAGTAAGTTAGATGGTAAAGACATTGATGAACAAATTAAAAAATTAAGAACCACTAGAATTGATGGGTCATCTAAACCACCTAAAGAATTATTAAATTACACTAAGTACAATCCAAAGTCACTAGCAAAATATTTAAAAAATACAGCAGATAGATTATTAGCTGATGGTACTATTGAAAAGAAAGTAGTTACTGTAAAAGAAGTAGAAGAACAAGCTAGAATATTAGGTTTAAATCCTGATGAAGTTATTAAATTAGGTAAAT